CAGGTAAAATTCACTTTCTGCTTAATAACGTATCGAATCAATCTGCAACATCATTAAGTCATTCTGTAGTAACAATTGATTCAGATGCAAATGGAAATGCAGGTTCTGTAAGAATGGGTATAGGTACTACATCCCCTGCATCTAAACTTCATGTTTATGGTGGAATGACAACCCTAAGAGCAGCTAGTTCAGGACAATACGATTTAATTAGATTAGAAGATAATGCTGGGTCCGCATGTGGAGCCATAGGAGTGAATACATCAGGTTCGATGTATTTATCAAATACTACTGGTGGAACTCAACATTTTGTTCTTACTACTGGAGGTAACGTAGGTATAGGTGCAACAGGTCCATCAACAAAATTGCAAGTAGTGGGTTCAGTTGCGTTTGGAAACTCTTCTAGTAATGCGCCTGGAACACATGCGGCTGCTTTTGGCGAGAACTCATTCGCAAGCGGTAATAATTCTTTTGCAGCTGGATATTTTTCAACTGCTTCAAATTTCCATTGTTTTGCGGTTGGTTTTGCGTCAGTCGCAAGTGGACATACGGGAATTGCATTAGGCTATTATGCTACTGCTGGTAGTAATGGCAATAGCCCTATAGCTATTGGTAGGTTCGTTACCGCCGACGGCGAATGTTTGGTATTTGGCCGTGGCGTAGATGTCTCAAATCGCTTAGTTAACAGTACTGCAAATTCGATCATGATGGGGGTAAATTCTAATTTACCCACTCTTTATATCGGCGGTGCGTCTGGTGTTGGCACGACAGGTAATGTCGGCATTGGATTGGTAGGTACAACTCCAAGTTCCAAACTTGAAGTTAATGGAGTAGTCAAAGATCAATATGGTGATTTACGAACACTTCCACAAAATGCTAAATCAGCAGCTTATACCCTTGCTGCTGCTGATACTGGTAGATTAATCACAATTACTACTGGCGGAATAACCGTACCATCTGGGACTCTTTCAACAGGGCAAGTCGTTACAATTTATAATGACTCGGCGTCCAACCAGACAATTACACAAGGCGCAAGCGTAACAATGTATTTAGCTGGCACAGCCACAACAGGAAATAGAACATTGGCGCAGCGTGGTGTAGCCACTGTGATTTGTGTTGCCTCAAATACATTTGTTATTAGTGGCAGTGGACTAACATAATGTAGAAAATTTTTTAAATTAATATATAATTTAAACAAATGAGTGGCGTTATTTCTGGAGTTATAGCAGGATTTGCAAATTTCTCTGCTGTAGCTAGTCAAGTTGAATGGACTACAGCAACTACAGCCAGCTGGACAGTTCCTGCTGGCGTAACATCTATATCTGCTGTAGCAATTAATGGTGGGAATGGCGGGCCACGCGGCGGTTGCGATTTCGGAGGGCAGGGGGGAACAGGAGGTTCTTTATTTTATAAAAATAATATTTCAGTCACGCCTGGAGAAACGTTGACAATTACTGTTGGTGCGGGTGGCTCTGGTGGAACAGTAAATGGTGTTGGCACAAGTGGAGGTGTGTCATCGATTGCGAGATCTGGAACGGCGCTACTAAGTACTTCTGTTTATGATTATTTGTCAAATGGTGGAACTGGCTCTTCTTGCGGCGGGGCCGGTGGCGCTGGTGGATATAGTTCATCGGGCCAAACAGCATATGGCGGGAATGGCGGTGGTCAAGAATCTCCAGGAGGAAATGGATCGTATGGTGGTTCAGGTGGAGGTGGCGGTGCATATGATGATGGAAATTGGAATAGATATCAGTCTGGAAATGGAGGCAGTACATATATCTATGGTAGAGGAGATAATGGTGTAGGTGGAACAGAAGGAAATTCCAATAGCTTGGACGCATCCAATGGTGGAAATGGCTCTGCAACAAATATAGCTGGATCTGGAACAAGAGGAAACGGTATAGGTGGTAGTGGCGGTGCAATTGGTGGTTATAATTCAGATGACGGTGGAACTACTGTAACTACAAATTATGGATACGCTGGAACGTCTGGTGCAGTTAGAATAATTTGGGGAGACGCCAGCATCAGCAGATCTTTTCCAGTAACAAATACAAAAAACGTATAATTTATGAAAGTTAAAATTCAACCTTGGAAATATAACGATAAAACGGCAGTAAATATTGAAGTGCCAACTATTTTTATTATGGGCGGCAAAAAAGCTGTGATCAATTGCGCTTTAACCGACGAAAATAGCGTACCTATTTACGCATCAAGAATTGATATGCCGAAAGCAGATTATGATCGATGGGGCAGTGATGATTTATATATAGTAAATTATTGTGCAAATGTATTTAATCCTCCTGTTGTAGTTGATGGCCCACTATCTGATTATTCAGAATTATATACGACTATAATTAATCAAAAACCACCTTCTAGTGGTTCTGCTCCAGCGCCTAGTGGTTCTGCTCCATGAACCCATTAGAGGTTGTCAAGGAAGCTTCTAAAACAGCGTTTAATGTAGTTGAGCATGCCGCAAAAACAGCAGTTTTTTTCGCTACAGACGAAAAGAAAACTGAAAGACTGAAAATTTGCCAAACCTGCTCAGACTATATTGCAGATAAAGATAGATGTTCAAAATGCGGGTGCTTCATGCAAAATAAAGCTTCACTGCAAGCGGCGAAATGTCCAGTAAATAAATGGTAATAAAAAAACCCCCGATTTCTCGGGGGTTGTTTATTTTAGGAGTTTAGTTTTAGACTGTTGTCGCTACGAATACGCCGTTTGTAGTATCTTGTGGCGCACCGATCTGGGTCGTGAATACCAGATCAACACTCTTGTTGTCACCGATTGAGCTTGAGAAGTTTTCACTTACGAGCTTGCAACCTTTGACCTGATAGCAGATCTTATTCGCTGTATCATTTTGAACGCCAGATGCATCTCTGAATTTAAATGTTAGCGTCTTGGTTTGGTCGTTATTTACGAGGTCAATCAAGTTGCCAGCATTTTTAAGATCGGCTACCGTAGCGGAAACATTTACAGTTACTTCAATTGGGAAGTCGATAACCTTTGCGAAGCCGAAGCGGGTGCCAAGGCGCTGTAGGGTTGTACGACCAATTGGAATTTCAATCGAGAAAGACTGAATGTGGGCCGCAGTATTATTAGTATCGACTCCTACAGGCATGTCTGTTAATACAGGGTCAGCGAGTTCCATTACGATATCACCAGGGCGAAGGGCAGAAACACCAATATCACCGCTAGAAGGTGTTGGTAGAACGAAGGAGTTGTTTGTGGTAGCGCTAGTTTCTACAGTAAGTGCTGGAAGTGTACCGCCATTGCCTGAAACAACGTTAATGTTCAGACCTTCTGCCGAAACTGAAACTGTTGGAAGACTACCAACTGAAGCCTCAAGGGAATAGTTAGTTACGAATCCGTTACCGACAGTAATTGTGCTAGCTTCAGCACCAGTGAAAGATAAACCAGCAACGCCATCGGCGTCGTTACCCTCTGGTGATGTGAAGATGTGGAAATTACGACCAGAAAGAGTTGATGTGTCAGTTGTTTGAGTAGCATCGATCAAACCCGAAATGAAAGACTTTGTGGTAGCAAGGCTCGTGCCTACGCTAAAACCAAGTGCTGTTTCATTGTTACCTGTATGCAGGTAATAAGTAAAATCAAGATTGATTGTGGGGGGCTCAAGAATGATAGCGTCAATACGAGCAAGGTTGCCGAATTGGTTAACGTCTTGGCGAGCTACTGAAAATCCGTAGTTGGCCGATTGTACACGGTGAAGCTGCTTAATCTTATTTGCGGCGTGCGTAGCTGTCGGAATAAGCGTGCCGTCGCTAACAAAGAGCGCCTCTGATTGGTAAATAACTCTATTGCGTGCCATAATTTAAAAGAAGGTTTGAAATACTTTACATTTTTTTACATGCAAATGGAACGCTAAAGTCTCGGGTATCGATATTTAATAATCTCAAAATCCAAAAATCCAACATAAGCTTTTGACCCTAATTTTGACTTATCTTTGAGTTTTGACGCCGTAACATCATCGATAAACAACTCCGCATTAACGCTTGGGCTTGTATAGTAGTCATCAAAAGAATACGAGCCTGATTTAATGTCCCCGTATTCTGTTATAGGAAAGCTGGAAAATTCTTTTAATTTAAAAACCTTTTGCTGGGTGTCCGCGAAAAGGGACAAAGCCCCATCTAATTGGTATGGGGTTTCGGCAAAAACGACCCCTCTCATCAAAGATCTGGTTTCGTCTTCACCGCCAAACGCAAATGGTGTATTTTTATTGCCATCAGATAAAACATAAATAGCAGGAAAAGACTGATCATAAGGAGCAATAAAGGCTCCGGTTTGAGAAAATTTAGAATTTGCTTCTATATTATTCTCTAATATTAAATCTTCCTCGTTGTCGTTAGAAAGATATATATTAAAATCTTTTACAGAATAAGATCCGGTTACATTAACTCCTGTTGCAGCGCCACTTATCAATGCCCTGCCGTTTATAAAATCTAAAATAACTCCATCGTTTCTTCCTTTAAAAACTCCACTTACATGAACTCCGCTAGGAATAGTAGCTCCAGTTATAGTTGAATCATAAACCCATTGTTTGTGTGGGCTTCCGAAAACTTTGTAAGTGCTTGGGATTCTTGGATCTGAGTAATAAAATAGTTTACCTGTTTTATTTGTAAAAGCCTCTCCTTTGTCTAGCAAATGATGGTCTAACCATAAAGCAAATGAGGTTGTAATGTTATGTTGATATTGAGGCTTCATCTAATTGAGAAAATTTTTTTTCGTACTTGTTTAAAATGCTTGTTATGTATTTTACATTTTTAAACCTACTTTTCCCGCGTAATTTTGATTTAACTTGAATGGCGGTTTCAGAGCGTGAATTTTGCAATCCTCCACGCAAGGTATAAAAATATTCTCCAAGTCCAGAAATTCCAGTTTCTATTCCTTTCGCCCAACTCCTGCCTTCTGCCCAAGGCATAGGGCTGGCCTCCCACATGTCTTCTTTCGCTGGAGTGTATATATTCCAAACAACACCTCCATCGACAAACCGAGAAAAGACTATTGTGCTTTTTTCAAATTCTGCTAAAAGTGGCGCTATAGGGTCTTCTCCATCATAAAATCCTATATATGAAAAAAGGTTACCGTATCCGCCTAGAGTATTGCTAATGTTTTGAGCCTGTGGCCCCATTTTAATTTCATTTGTCACAGGATGATTAAGAAACTCTTTTATCATTTGTGTTTTAATTTGTTCAAATTTTATTCTTGCAATTCTTTCAAAATTATTTTTTAGCAATTTGCCAGATTGCTTATTTATTGCCTGTTGAACATTTTTGGGTAAAGCCATTTTTATTCATTGATTGGCGAAAGAAAAAAGGAATAATACTTTGGCCCGAACATTCCATAGGGTTTATTATCTGAAAGCATAGAATAGCGTCTGCCATCAAATTCGACTTTTCTAGCTTCTTTCAAAACAAGATATGCATCTTCTGCTACTTTTATTTTAACACTTCCAGCAGGAAGCATTAATTTGTCTTGAGCGTTTGATCCGGGTATTTGCTCCAAAGAATTATTAACATATTTAATTCTAGCTTTAAAAGTTTGTTTATTTTCGGTATACTGAACCGCTTCTGCCGCAGAAGAATCTTTATCGTAAAAATAATTATAAGCAGGAGAGCTTGAAATTACTGTTAATTTTGGGTTAGAAATAACAGTTATGGTTCTGGCAAACGTTTCGTGTATATTGTCGAAAATATTATTAATATAATCTTTTTGAGAGCTTGAAATATAAGAAATTGCCATATTTTACTTTACACTTTGTATTTCTGAAGTATAATATAGTAAGGTAAAAGGTATGACAGGTAAAGAATATTTAAATGACAGGGTAAAGACAAATACATGTGATTTGTTCAAGAGGATGCTTATTATTTTGGAAGATATTAAGCATGAGCATGATAGGCAATTTAACCTTTTGTATTCATCCTCGCCCGATTCGTTCAAGCCAGTTGTTAAACAGGCTAATTATCTGGACGAAGAAAAAATGACGCTTTACAGAAAGCGTGTTTTAGATATGGGTAATGAAGCTATCAGAAAAATTATTTCTGAAATGGATACCACTAGAGTCGAATTTCATCATATGTTTAAACAATGAAAGAACTATTTAGCTATATCGTCAAAGTAACCAAAGAAATTGAAAAGACCGAAAGCAAAGAGGAAAACGGTCAAAAGATTACTGTTACGCAAAAAGTAAAGGAAGAGGTTCCTGTTAAAATAATTATCAAGCAACCTTCTCGTAAAAATCTTGAGGACGCTGAACTGCAATTTAGCATCGAATTATCAAGCTGTATCAAAAAGGGCATTTTGACAAAAGGAATGTTGACAAAAAAATATTCTGATACTGGCGGTATGTTATCAGAAGAAGACGCTAAGGAATTGATAGCTCTTTATAATAAAATTACTCAGTATCAAAATGAATTATTGCTGCTTACTTCAAAAAGCGATTACGATAAGCAAGTCGAAGCGGAAATAATCAATAAGATTACCACAACAAGAATGAGAATGGTTCAAGTTGAATCTTTATATAGAACTTTATTTGACAATACTGCCGATAACATTGCTCAAAATAATGTTATTCGCTGGTTCTGTGTTCACATGGCTCATACGCAAGTTATGCCAGAAGGGGACATCGAACCAATGTTTAAAGGATCTACTACAGAACAGAAATTAGAATCTTTGCACTTAATGGATGAAAATGAAGATGAAGTTTATAACAAAGCTTATCGAAAACTTGCTACATTTATGTCATTCTGGTTCTTCAGCAAAAATGCAAAACGTGAAGATTTCGAAAAATTAGAAAATGACATTGAAACAGGAAAGTTTGAGGAACAGTAAACTATTCCTATTGTTTAACGAAATTATAAAGGGCTACTCCAAAAGAAAATTTAGGAGTGGCCCTATTTTTATTAAACATTTGGGGGTAAATGAAAAAGCGTTTTTTGATCTTAGGTTTAAGGAGTTTTATGAGCATGCTTTAACTTTAGGTATTCTTTCAGAAGAGGAGGCGCTAAAAAAGGTTATAGAAGATGGATTTTGGTCTGAAAAAGAAGAAGAAGAAATAGATACCTTAAAAAATTATATTGATCGTTTAATTTTGACAAAAAAGAATTTTATTCGTAAACTTGAAATAGAAGCGATAACAAAACAGATAGATGAAGAGCGTCAAAAGTTAGCCAAAAAAATTTCAGAACGAAAGGATGTTCTCGGCAAAACAGCAGAAGAATATGCCAGTAACCGATCAAATGATTACATAATATACGAATCTTTATTTAAAGATGAAGATTTAAAGCAAAGGGTATTTTCAGAATCTGAATTTGAGGAAATGACCTACGAAGATTTGGTTGAGTATATTTTATTTTTTAATGAATACATGGAAGAATTTAAAGAATATAATTTGCAGAAAATAGCTTTGTTGAACTTTTTCCAACCATACTATCTTGTTTTGGACCAACCTATGCAATTTTGGGGCAAGCCAATGGTTCAACTTACTGACTTTCAAGTTAGAACGACCATATACGGAAAGATATTTAAAAATATATTTGAAACTACTGAAAACATCCCGGATAATATAAAAACAGACCCAGACAAACTTTTTGAATACACTGATAAATCAAAGGCCAAGAAAAACTTTGAGAGTAAACAGAAGAATAAAGATAAGGCCAGCGGCGAAGCCGTGTTCGGAGCAACTAAAGAAGAAGTTCAAGAAATGAAAACAGCTGGAGCAAAAACCATTAATGAAGCTATGAAAGGCAAGAAGACTATGACAATGGATGAGCTTATGAAATTGCACGGTGAAGCGTAACTTTTTGAGTGTAAATATTTCAAAAGGTTAAAGGATGGCTAAAGGCATATCAGTTCCAGTAGTTCAGTCTGGTTTAGAATCTTCTATCCAACAAGGAGTTAAAAATGTTGGGCAGATTAATATTCCAGTTAATATTGATCCTGGGGCATTTAAAAACCTTGCCCAGCCTCTTGGTCGAGTAAGTGGACTAGCAACAGAGTTTGAAAAGTCAATTGCGGCGTCAAATGCGCGTGTTTTAGCGTTCGGAGCTTCAGTAGGAATTATAAATGGAGTTCAAAATGCTTTTGCAAGTTTAGTAAAAACTGGTATAGAAGTTCAAAAAACTTTAGGAGATATTGCGGCAATTAGCGGAAAAGGAGGGCAAGAGTTATCAAAGTTTGGAGACGCTCTTTTTGAAGTCGGAAAGACCACTGGACAAAGTTTTAAAACTGCGGCTCAGGCTGCGCTTGAATTTTCGCGCCAAGGTTTAAGCGTAGAAGAAACACTAAAAAGAACAACCGACGCCCTTACTTTAACTAGATTTACAAGTCTAAATGCAGCGGAAGCTGTTGACGTTTTAACTGCCGCAGCAAATTCATTTGGTGAGACAGGAATTACAACTGCTCAAATTATCAATAAATTAGTCGCAGTTGACACTAAATTCGCTGTTTCGGCAGAAGATCTGGCCAATGGCCTCGCACGCGCAGGATCAATCGCTCAGGAAGTTGGAGTTAGTTTTGATGAATTAAATGCAGCGATAACTGTGGCGCAAGAAAGAACTGCTCGCGGCGGCGCTGTTATAGGTAACGCTTTAAAAACAATTTTTACTAGACTAAGAAGCGATGAAACAGTTCAAGCTCTAAGAAATATTGGAGTAGAATCTTTAAACGCTCAAGGGCAATTAAAAGGAGCCATTCCACTTCTTCAAGAATTGTCGCAAAAACTTCAAGGTCTTTCTGGCGGCGAAAGAGTACAAATTTTAGAAGCAGTAGCTAGCAAATACAATATTAACATATTGTCTGCTTTAATTAATGATTTAAACGACGCTAACAGTAAATTTGGACAAGCGGTTGGAGTTTCTGCTGGAGCAAATAATCAAGCTTATGAAAGACAAATAGAATTAAATAAACTTTTATCCTCGGAGATAAATAAAGCAACCGTATCAACGACACAGCTTTTAAATAAATTGGCGGAAATAGGAGTAACAGAAAGTTTAGGCAATCTATTGAAATTTGTAAATAATCTTGTTGAAGGCTTTAATAAAATTTTGGATTCAGAAAGTGTTGGTGGAAACATTGCGAAAGGTTTAATTAAAGGAATTTCAGATGTATTTTTTACCGTTGGTTTGCCAATTATCGGAGCGATCTTTATTAAACTCACAACTGATATTGCGAAGTTCGGCGTCGAATCTCTTAAAACAATTTTAGGAATCAATCAAAAGGTGAGAGAACGCCAAGCTCTTGAGCAGGCAGTTGTTAATACGCTGATCAAAGATAAGGAGGTAATGTCAAGCATTCTTGCTTTGAGCGGAAATCGCGCCAAGCAAGAAGAATATCTGCTTGGAGTTTATAATCGTCAATTAACCGCTTTACAGCAGGTTCAAAGTATTGCGTCGTCGGTAACTCCAGCTTTAATGGCTGGGGGATTAAGCGCAACAACTGGACAAATTAAAAAACGTTCTGCTGGTGGTTATCTTCCTGCTCAAGAAGCTGCTGATGTTCGTCGTGGAGTTGGAGGCGCAAGCCCATCTTCAAGAGTAGTTTCTATTCCAAATTTTGCATTTGGCGGCGGCAAGCGCGGCACAATGATTGCCAATACTAGCGAATATATTGTTCCAAATTTTGCCAATGGTGGCTCTGCCATATTTAATAGAGATATGGCTAGAGCTTATGGCTTACCAGCAGGAGCAAAAAAGATTTCTGCCGCTGGTGGATATGTTCCAAATTTTGCTTCTCAAAACGCAATAGATGCGATGAGAAGAATCATCTCAGATCCTGCGGCTCCGCAAGGCGAAAAAAACGCCGCAGCGTCAAAACTTTCTCAGCTTACCAAAGCAAGTTCGTTGACAAGTCCAAGAGCAGCAATGCGGGACATCGTAAAAAGAAAGCTCCCAATATCACAAGAAGATAAGAATTATCTTAATCAAAACAAGGAAAAGATTATTGCTGGAATGGGAAGAAGCTTTGGAATGCTGTTTAATTTAGATGCGCTGGAGATGGGAGACATAAATTATGTAAAGCGCTTAGATCCTGTCATTGCTAAAAAATTATCCGAAATAGCGCAAAAACAAGGGGGAAGAGATTCTATCAGATCTTTAATTGATTTTGGATCTGCGGCGCGTGGATATATTCCAAATTTTGCGCGTTATGTTTATGACGCTGATAGAATTCAGCCAGATAAAAATGCTTTATTAAAAGCTATTTTAGCTTCAGGCGCTAAAAAGAATCTTCTTGTTGGCCCCGCTGGTTCTGGCAAATCAACATATGGAGCTTCATTGGGAGCATTCATAACTAATGTTGGACAATTAGCGGATGCTACTGAAATTGATATTTTGTCAGGCGCAGCAAGAACTAAAGATGGCGGAATCTCTAAAAACTTTCAACAAATTGCTGATGCAGTAAATGCCTCTGGTGGAAAAATTTCATATTTGTATGCTGGCAATATGGATATTCTTTCCAGAAGAATGGGAAGAGTTGGCGCTGGTCCATCAGAAGGCGATTTAAGAAGCCAAAAACAAATTGCGGGGTCAATGTATGCGCCGCTTAATCAATTTGATTTCATTTCAAAAGTAAAAGGCGCTGCTCAAAATTTTGAAATGATTCGTGGGGCTAAAGGATATATACCAAATTTTGCAAATACTATAAATGCTGATGGAAAATATCTTGCGCTTGTGGGTCAAAAACTTGAAGCAGGTAAGAGTTTAGTAAGCCAAAATGAAACTAGATATGTTGTTGGTAGCGGCAAAGATTATTCAATAGCTAAAACTGGAGACGATAAAACTCAAGATAAAATACTTTTTAATGTTCATGGCGTTCCAGAACAATCAGCCACTGGATCGACGCTGGAAGAAACAAAAGCTGCACTTGAAGATGTAGGAAAAAATCTAGCAATTAAAACAGCTACCGCAGTAACTGGCGGGGTGATGCCAAAGCCAGAACAATTGGCAAAAGCTAAAGCTAGGTTTAATCCTGGTTCTCTTCGTTCTTTTGCTGGTAGTATTTTTGAAGCAAGCGTTGGAGCTTTATTAGGAGATAAAAGTTTTGAAGACATATCGGATCAAACCGTAACTTCAAGGTTTGACTTTGACCTTTCGAAAGACAGTCCGATTAAAACAGCATTTGGCATCAAAAATCCGAATTCAAGATTTTTAGAAGTAAAAGGATCATATAGTCCTCCTTTGATGGACAGCGTTGCTAGAAAAATATATGATGTTGCCGTGAGAGGAGAGGCTGCAACATCTAAAAGAAAAATTGGAGATACCGAAGGAAAACAACAAGGAATTGGTCGGCCATATTCTGATTTACAAAAATTACAAGTAACAGAAACTATCGGAGGCAAACAAATTACTAAATCCTTTGCGTCTCAAAAAGAACTCGAAATATACATTGCAAATAGATATTCAAAGAGCTTTGGAAGTTCACTCACATCTGGAAAATGGAGCGACGCTTTCCTAAAACGCGGAAGAGAAGAGTTTAGAGGAGCGTCTGGATATATTCCAAATTTTGCACAAGACCCATTAAAAGATGCAATTGGAAGAGAAATGGCCGCTGGAGTTAATCCAAGTGCAATTCGCGTAACCCAAGATGGGCGTTTGAGAAATGCGGGTAATCCAAATGGTCTTGCAGTTATTAATACTAAAGATGAACCTAATGGAAAGATTCCGAATTTTGTAAAAATAGGCCCATCAAAAATAGGATATGAGTCTTCAGATCCATCTGTAATTGCGTCTGGGGGATCGCCAGTTATTTCAAAAGAGATACAGAGGGCAATGATAGCGCAGATAAATAAAAATCTTAAGGCTCTTGAGGAAGGCAAAATAACTCAAGATCAATTAAATCAATCAATAAAAGATTTGGCTGGGCAAAATCAATTAACAGGAAAAGCGGGACAAAAACTACAAAAACAAGTTGATTCGGCTGTATCAAAAATAGATCAGGGTAAAATTACGCCAAAAGGGAATGATAAATTCGAATTATCAACTAATAAATTGATGGCTTCATTTATTGGTTTACAAATGGCGACGAGTACGCTTCAATCTACATTTAAAGATACTGATAGTGTTGTTGGGAAAGCTTTGAGCGCTTTTGGTCAAATAGCTACAAGTGCTGCTGGTTATGGCTCTTTAGGTTCTTTAGCTGGAGAAACCCTTAAAGATAAAAAAGGAATGCTGGGAAAAATGGCTGGATATTTAGGACCAGCGGGAATGATTGCAGGAGCAGGAATAGGAATTTTTCAGGCTATTAATGAAATAATTAAAGCTCCACAAATAAAAAGAGAATCAGAAGCTATGACAAGAGCGCAAAATGTGAGATCAACAGGTCTAAATTTGCAAGATGCGCTTGAAGCTTTACAGGAAGATGCGGCTAAAATACAAGATAGGAAAAATCTGCTTGAACCAGCAGCGCTTGACAGACAAAAAAGACAAGTAGAAGTTGCAAAACAAGGCGGCCCTTTTGTTAGAATGCACATGAACGATCAAGAAAAAAAAGACGAAGAAGAACTTTTGAAATTAAAAGCAGATTTAACAAAAAATGAAGAAGAAAGAAAGAAAATTCAAGTTGAAATTGCCGTTCAACAACAAAGACAAATAAGAGAAGAAAAAAGGGCTTCTGAAGAATTAGCAAAAAGAATTGCTTTAGCTTCTGTTTTAAATGAAATTAATGAAAAATTTTCATCCGCTCAAAACAATAAAGATTTACAAAGAGCAAAGAATTATGCAGTTTTTATAAAAAATTCAGGCAATCTATCCGAGAATCAAAAAACAGAATTAGAATTACAGCAAAAACTTTTGGAAATAGATTACAAAAAAGCAGATTCAATGGAATCTTCTCGTAATAAAGTATTTCAACAAATAGCTTCTGCTTCTAAATTAGCTACTGTAGATAAAGGCGCTTTAGAGTCTTTGATGAAACGCGTTGAATCTGGAGAAAAACTTGAAGGAATATACCAAGAACTTGAAAAATTGGAAACCCAAGGAGCGATAAATGCAAAAGAAAAAATTCAAGCAATAATTTCAGAAGAAAAACAGCAACAAAAAAATCTTTCAGTAGAAAGAGAAAAATTAGAATTAATAAGTAGAGCTACAATTCAATTGAACAATCAATTAAAAACTCGCGAATTATTAAATAAAGCTACGGATATTGGAGCGGAAAGAAATAAAAAAATTTCAAGAATTGCGGATGATATGCAAAAACAATTCGATATGTTTGAAATTCAGCAACCAGTTAGCGCATTAGAAAGAAGCGCTGCTGCAAAGGGATTTTCGACAAGAGAAAAAACGTTTAGGTTAACTCAGGCTAAAAGAAATTTAGAAATAGGAAAAGAAGAAATTGAAATAGAATATGAAAAGAAAATGGCATTAAAAGAAGCACAGGATGCTGCAAAATCACAAATGCAATCGTCTCTTGAACAAATTCAAGGATTAGCCCCAGAGGAAAAGATGGTATATAGAACTTCAATTGCTTACGGAAGTCTTGCAGAGGCATTAAATGCCCTTAATAATGCAGCGAAAAAAGCGGGGGAAGGAGGAGGTTTGACAGATGATCCAAGAATAGTAAGTTCCGAATTAGCTCTTAAAACAGTACGGGACCTTCAAGAAGAATATAGAATTCTTGAACAGAGAGCTGCCGCGATAGCAGATATAAGAAAAAAAGCAATAAATACAAGTTATTCAAGAGAATATTTGTTACAACAGATGGCCGTAGATTCTCCAATTAAGGCTGGAGTTTCAAAAATGTTTGACGAAATAAACAAAGAATCTGATAATTTTTCACAAATTTTTGCTTATAATACAACTGGTGCATTTAAAGATGGTTTGAGAGATGCCATGTCAGCTGCTATATCTCAAACTGATGATCTTGGGGCTGCATTGCAAAATGTTGCCATGAATTTCTTAAAATCTATGCAAGGGAAATTTTTAGATCGGGCTGCTGGAAACATAACTCTTGCCATAGGAAAAGGATTAGGGATGGCAAAGGGAGGTCTTGTTTCTGGCGGTAGTGGTTATCGCGACGATGTGCCAGCAATGCTCACTGGTGGTGAATTTGTTATGAGAAAATCAGCCGTAGAAAAATATGGCGTAGCTAATCTTGCAAAAATGAATAACGGAGGAATGTTTATTCCTGGTATTCGCGGAGGAGGAGCAATTTCTGGCGAAGACGCCTTAAGAGCGTTCGCAAATCAAATCACAACGAGTGGAGCAACTGACGTTTTAAGAGGGGGAGCGAGTTCGGCATTTATAAATCTTGAAGATCAAAGTCAAAGATTGTCCAGATATGCTTTATTGGGAGACAATATAATTAGTCAAGAAGTTCGGGGCGCTCAGGCACAAGCTTTTGATATATTAGAAAATAAATCTGATTTTGAAAAACAGAAAAAAGAAAGAGAGAAGCAGGAAAGAAAGGCTTTGAAAAGACAATTAATATCTACAATAGCTGCCGCTGCTTTAAGTTATGGTGTTGGTAAATCATTTCCAGCTAAAATTCCAAATTTACCAATATATAATCCATATAAAGGTTATGATCCATATAAAGGTGTTAAAATTGGACCATTGGAACCAGTAAAATTTTTAGATGGAAAAGCTTATGGTGGCATGATTCGCGGATACAACTCTGGAGGACAAGTGGCTTTGATGGGAGGCGAATATGTTTTAAATCGCAGAGCAGCGGCTAATTATGGTACTAGATTTCTTGATTCAATGAATCAAGGCCGTATGCCAAGATTTGCTGATGGAGGCGAAGTTGGAACTTCTGCGCCAACTACGACTACAACGGAGAGTAATGCAAAAATGATGGGTGATGTTAATATCAGCATTAATGTCACTGGGCAAAATTCTCAAACAGAAACTCAAGGCGGTTCAAATCGAGGCGGGGTAGATTATAAAAAAATGTCTGAAAGGATAAAGGCTGTAGTGTTAGAAACTTTAAACGAGGAAAAACGTTTAGGGGGGACGCTCAGAACTAGATAATGGCAAAACTATCAACAGCAAATTATGATGTTGAAGTTTTTCTCAGCGGCTACAAACTCTTTGGAGTGGCCGATGTTAATTTTGGCTACTCTTTACCAATTGATCATTTAAATGTAATTGGGTACAATAAATTTAGAACATTTACATCTGCGCCACCGCAATCTAATTTAAGTATACAAAAATATCTCTCTCCAAATGATTTTATAACAGGAATGACAGGGACATTTGGAGTGAGTGGCGGCTTGTTTTATAATTCGCGAAATACAAATTTTGGCTTTCATTCTGGCTATTTAAATTCTTATTCTGTCTCTTGTTCAGTTGGAAATTTTCCAAATTTAAACGCTGATTTTTCTGTTTTTGGCAATGTTGGAACAGGCTTGATCTCTACCTCAAATAATCAAACTGGAACTTTGGCTTTAGTTAGGCCCGCAGATATTTTAATTCAATGTGATGGGACAGGAACAAATCGCGTTGAATCTTTCACATACAATGTTGAATGTAATAGGCAAGCATTTTACGGAGCAAGCGGAAATAGGCTGATCGACGTTGTAACTACAAGACCTTATAAAGTTACTGCTCAATTTTCTATTGCAGTTGATGATTATCAATCTAAAAGAGCTTTTGATTTTGTTATAGATTCTAACAAAAAAAATATTAATATACAAATAGGATCATTAGGGGCATTCACAATGTCAAATATGGAACTTATTGGTGAATCAATAAATACAAGCGCAACAGATGATGCTATAATGACTCTCAACTATCAAGGATTTTTATAATGTCATTTTTGTACGATAGAGATCAGAATGTAACTGGTACAAACATACCATCGACGATGACTTTCATTCCATCGTATGGAATGCAGGTTTCGTTTTCGTCTGAGCTTGCTGAATATGAAACTGTAGATAATTATATTTATTCAATGCCTAAAGGCGTTAATCATTTGCAAATGCAAATATCAATGCCGTTTGAAAATCGCAAACAAGAACAAGCAAGGCAAATTGTTGGTTTTTTTGAAAGCTTGCACGGTACAGGATTTTTTCAATATACTGACGCCGCTCAAATCTATAAACCATTCAATTGTTTTGTAAATAATATAGATAACAGTTATAATGAAAATGATTTATATAATATCAATGTTGGTGTAAGTACCGATCAAATTTCGACATTATTAAATTGGAATAATTCTTTGATAACTGGAAGTAACATAAAGGGTAATTGGGCCGCTTCAACAAGTTATTCAAAATATGACGTTGTAAGATATACTGGAAATGCCGCTTTCCCTAGCAATACTGGTAATTTATATGATTCATTTTATTATTGCACAGGTTCAATAAGTAGTTCTTCAAGTATAGCCGCTGTTAATACAATTCCAAACTCAGGTATATGGACGCGGGAATTTGAATTTCAACCTACATATTCCACTCAAGTTTCAAAAGAAACTTCAGTGATAAAAACAGAATTACCTTATTCATTCACAAAGCGAACAAATTTCGGTTTACACGCCAACACTTTAAAAAATTTTAAATTAGATTTCAAAGGAATATCTGACGCTGAAGCTAGATGCATACTCCACTTTTTGATTGCGCGTCAAGGATATCGAAAATTTCAGTATAAATTTCCCAAAATATATAATCAGAATAAATATTTTTACGCACCGCAATGGGAGCATACTTTTGTTTATAAAAACGTAAATGATATATCTATCACAATGAGAGAAGATCCATTGGGAGCGAGGAGAACTTACTAATGCCTAGACAATATGTATCTTATGAAATGGAGGCTATATTTGCTGGACCTAGCGGTGCCATGCAAACTCCAGGAAATGCATCTGGGGTTGCAAAGTTAGATTTTATTCAATCGTATAATTTTTCTTTTGATGTTGAGCGCACCCCGCTCAAGCAACTTGGAACTGGTAATTTTGCATTAAGACAAACTCAATTTGCCCCAGATGTTAATTTTAATTTAGAATATTATCTAAATAGAGGTTGGAATGAAAAGTTTATTGGGATGGATGTTGGTGTAACAACAGACGGATATAAAAATCCATTTTCTGCAATATTCACATCGAATCAAGATAGAAATTTCTATATTGTAATTGCGCAAGATAATGGAAAAGATCTTAATGCTAATACAAATTTTAATGGTCATAACGTATTAAGTATAGGTAACGTTTACTTAAATAATTATGAATTAAGTATAGGTTTAAATAGTTTGGCTACAGTTTCAATGTCTTTTGTTGGAGCTAATGCAGAAATATCTCAAGTAAGCTCTGCGACTTTCGAAAATCCAGCTTTGTTTGTAACTGGTTCAGGCTCAGAAGTCACAAGCAATCAGTCAATTGGAATCTTAGATGCTTCAAGAACTTCAAGGTATATGACAGGGTATAGTGGTCTTTTTGCTGGAGGATGCCCTCATGGTAAATGTCAAATAACAGCTACCGCAGAAGCTTCAAATGCAGTAAAGTTAGGTTTTGATTTCGATAATTTTCAGTCTTTATCCGTATCAGTTCCAATAGAAAGAAAAGCTCTTTATGGATTTGGAAATAATTATCCATTTCACAGAAAAGTACAAAAGCCAGTAGTGGGAACTCTAAGTATAGATTCCTTGGTTGATTCTTTTACAGCAGAAAATTTAGCCACTACTTTTAAGCAAGAGGATGTTTCTATTAGCGGATATTTATTTGATATAGTTTTTTCAAATCAGGCGAATGTTAAAAAATTTGGACTCAAAGTCCAAAATGCAAGATTAGACTCTTACTCAATAGGATCAACAATTGGCGACCGTTCGACTATTTCAACATCTTGGTCTTTTGAGGTTAATGAATCTACTGGAATTTTAATGTCTGGGTCTTATGCTGCGCCAGCCGCAACCGCAGGATTTATCACCGAAGCTATTAATCTTTAATGTAAATAATATATATGGCTACAGGAGGCAAAACAATAAATGATCTTGATTCAACAGATATTATGGATGATAAAGATCAAATTCTTTTTTTTCAGAACTCTACAAAAAAGACTAAAAAGATAACAAGAGAAAAGATGTTTGGGAGTAGAGGTATATCTTTTACTGGAAGAGTTGTCAATCCAGAAACTAATGAAGATCTATATGATTTAACTGCGTATAATGGAGTTATTGCAAAATTAGCAAATGCTTCTGCGGTTGGCACCCAAGCCTCCGCAACAAATTCCGCTTCAAAAGTTTATTACCAAACTGAGCAGCCAGTTTCTGTTCAAAACGGAGACATTTGGTACGATATTGACGATAATTACAAGGTATATGTCTACAATAATAACGCTTGGCAGCGCAGTACAAAATCGCTCTTACAATTAGACGCACATTCAAACGTTTCTGGGATAGTTAGGGTCGGAGGCTTTGGTGAAGGTGGAGCAAACGCAATTTCTAAAAACTTTGTGATGGTTGCAGATAATTTTGAAATTACTAATGCACAGTCTTCAATTACTGGGGCTCCGTTTGCCGTAAGAAATTACGAAGCAGTATTTACTGGATTTATTTCAGTTATAGATGATGTTTTGACGCTAACTGTAACGGGTTTAACTTATGGACCTATCAGGATAGGAATGGCGCTATCTGGAATTGGACTTCCTACTGGAGCTGATACTCCAACTATAAAAGCATTTTTAACAGCATCTGGTTCAACTGGAACTTATATAGTATCGATAGCGAACGCTGACGGAAGTACATCTATATCATCAACAAGTATAACTGGGAGGATTCAAGGCGTAAGAATCACAGAAGCTATAATCGAAACCGTTGATATAGGTAAAGCATCAGCTGGATTTTTAAGTTCTCAAGTAATAGAGTTGCCAAATAGTAATTCGTATATTCAGTCCAAAAACTTTATCGAAGAGTGGGTAACTGCGAAACAGTATAAGGATGTTAAAATAATTCCTTCTGATCAAACTAGAGTAAGAGTAAAGCAGACTACTGGTGATTATATTGGGGCTTATAAGGTTTATAAAGTAAAAAGCGGGCAAACACATACTTCGGAGCTTGCAAATAAACCAGGTGAAGGAGAGAGCTGGACAACTTATTGGGACGAGGTTGAGTGGGTTAACAACGATGGTGACATATCGATGAGAACAGACATTGAAGGCTTTAGAATTGTAGGAAGTGGACAAGTTCAGCTTTCTCAGGCTATAATTGATGGAGAAATTTGGGCTAAAACAGGTCATTTTGGAAATGTAAAAGACTCTGTAAGAATTGATTCAAAGGGCTTAACTATAGGAGATAAAGGGTATATAAAATCAGCTGGCTTGGGATTTAATGGAACTTCTGAAACTTATGGAACTTTTACAGATGGACCCGGCTTCTTTCTGGGCAACACTTCGGCAGAAAGCGCTCCAACAGCAAACTCTATTTATCAATTTTTTATAGGAAATCCAAGCGGCAATCAATTAAGATGGAACGGAACAGATTTACTTGTTAATAGTAGAGCTATTTCTTTGGGTGGCGCTGCTTTGGGAAGCCTTAATTATGGCATAACAATCAATAGTCCTTGGGGTATAAGAAGAGGCAGTTCTAATGGAACACTCACTATTAGCGCAGGCGATGGTAACGGAATTCAGTATGGCGCACAAATTGATATGGCGGGTTCATTTTTAGATATTTTAGACGAAGATCAGGGAAATGGAGTACTGATGCTTTCTGCTGCGTACAATGAAGCCAATTTTTTTAATGGACCTAGAGATGGAGCAATTGAATTTAGAACATCAAAAAGTACAACCATAACAAAAGAAAATAATGCACAGACTATTAATACTGATATTGGTATCACAAGAATGCTTATATCGATGGAAGGCGCTGTTGTTATAGGAAGTAATCCTAGCGAATTGATTGAAGGTCCAAATAATAATGCGGGAGAATTATTTGTTCTTAAACAAATAGCTATTGGTGGAACTGATTTTTATAAATCAAACGGAATACACGGAACACTATATTTGAAGCAAGATGATAACACCACTAGTATATTTTTAAATGCTGAAAATGGAGAAATAGAAGCTGTCGCTTATAATTCAACTTCTTCAAAGCGTTTTAAGAAAAAAATTAAAAATTTAAAAAATGGTCTTAATCTTATAAATTCATTAAGGCCAGTTACTTTTGATTGGAAAAACAAAAAAAGAGATGGCGATATAGGCTTAATTGCTGAAGAAGTTAATCAAATTCTTCCAATGATTGTAGCTAAAAATGACAAAGGAGAAGTATCTGGTCTTGATTATGGTAGATTGACTACAGTTTTAATTCAGGCGGTTAAAGAACTTTCTGCGGAAGTTGAAAAATTAAAAAGTAAAATAAAATCCTAAAGGGATTTAAGCTCTATGCAAGACGAGCCACCGCCTGAGCCACCGCCTGAGCCACCGCCTGAGCCACCGCCTGAGCCACCGCCTGAGCCACCGCCTGAGCCACCGCCTGAGCCACCGCCTGCGCCACCGCCTGCGCCACCGCCTGAGCCACCGC